GGCTGAGAACAACCGCTTTCTTCCAAAGGGAACGACGGCGCGCCCTGGTCTCTATGTCGCGGAGAAGTTCCAGAAGATTATCCAGGACACCATCTGCGATCCGAATGTGTCGCGGGTTTCTTGTAAGAAAAGCACGCAGGTGGGATGGACTGAAATCCTGCTGAACATCTGCGGGTACTTCATCGATGTGAACCCCAAGCCGATGATGCTTGTCTTTGTGCGCGACTCTGACGCAAAGGACAAGAGTAAGAAGGTCATCGCCCCGATGATCGCGGAATGCCGATCTCTTTCCGACAAGGTCAGAGAGAACAAGTCTCGCGAAGGTGGCAACACTCAGCAGCTCAAGCAATTCGATGGCGGCTTCCTCAAGATCGCCGGCGCTAACTCGGCCGCAAACCTTCGATCGGATCCTTGCGCCGTCGTCTTACTTGACGAAGCTGACGGATATCCGCTCGATGTCGACGGCGAGGGAGACCCAGTCGTACTTGCAGAACGCCGAACGGATACCTTCGATGACGCTAAGATTCTGATCGGGTCTACCCCAGCCAAACCGAAAGGTATCTCCCGGATCGACAAAGAATATGAGTCTGGAAACCAGACGATGTTCCATGTTCCTTGCCCCTTTTGCGAAAAGTTCCAGCCGCTCCTATGGCGCGATCCGGAAACGAAGGAATACAACCTAGTCTGGGAGAAAGATGCCGAGGGCGTACCGATCCCGGAGACAGTAGCTTACAGATGCAAGTACTGCCGCGAACTGATCGCCGAACGCTATAAGCAGCGCATGCTAGACCAAGTGGTCCCGATCGCCAAATATCCTGAGCGAAAGGCACACGTCAGCTTCTACATAAACGCTCTCTATGCTCCATGGAAGCCTATCTGGCACTTGCTTGCACAGGAGTGGCATGAGGCGCAGGAAGTTCCCGAAAAGATGCGGGCTTTCATCAATCTTCGACTGGGAGAGACTTGGGATGAAGGCGCAGAAGCAGTTGAAACGTCCGCTCTCGCCGCCCGCCGAAGAGCTTATTCGACATCCGATAAGCCTGACATAGAGGTCCCGAACGATTGCGGCGTCCTGGTCGCCAGTGTCGACGTACAGCAGAACCGATTGGAGGCGCAGATAACCGGGTTTGGTATGGGAGAGCAACAATGGTTGATTGCTCACGAGGTCTTCTATGGAAGTCCACTGGACAAACCAAATCAGCGAGGGCAAGAGGACCTTGTAAATGTGTGGACGGAGCTCGAGGCGTTTCTATTGAAGACCTGGAAGCACAGTTCAGGAGCTCTTCTGAAGCCGGCCATCACTTTGATCGACACCGGATATGCAGCGGACTCTTGCTACGATTTCATTCTGCCCCGCCAAAGTTCTGCACGCAGGGTCTACGCTTGCAAAGGGCAGGACAAAATCACAAAGCCTGGACTAGTGCAGGAAAGTAAGGTTCGAAACAACACGCTGCGCCTGTTTAGTGTGGCCACCTACGCCTGCAAGGACCGGATCCTGAGTCGACTGAAGATCAATAAGCCCGGACCGGCTTACCAGAACTTCCCGGAGTGGACGACGAATGACTACTTTGAACAGCTGACTGCTGAAAGCAAAGTTCCGGTAAAAAACCGTAGAACCGGAAGAATCCGGTATGAGTGGGTGGCGAATCAACAGCGCAACGAAGCTCTCGACCTCACGGTTTACGCGCACGCTGGACTTTGGATTCTGCAGAAGTTCATCGACCCAGTAACGTACAACGATCTATCAGCGATCGTTGCTGAGGTGCAAAAGGGCGCCAGCCCGGCATCTTTGGCTGTAGCTCCACGACGGCGCGTGATCTCTTCCGGCATTTCCTAATAGGTAATTCCTGAAATCACCTTGTTTGGTGCGTGACTCTTTCATACCGTCTGCAACATGGCAGGCGGAATCACTCTCGAACAGGCTCAAGCTCAACTTCAGAGCGCCCTCGACTCGCTTATAGCCGCCCGCCAGGCCCAGTCCTATCAGGTGGGCTCTCAATCGGGAGCCCGCCGTGTGGACCGGGCAAACCTCGCCGAGCTCGAGCAATCCTTCAAATACTGGGAACAGAAGATCGCCAGCATTCAGCGCGGTGGTGGAATCAGGACGATGTATGGGGTGCCCTGTGACTAACCCCTTCGCCGCTGTGAAGCCCAACATCCTTGACAAAGTAATCACGATCATCAGTCCCGAGACTGGCCATCGCCGTCAGCGGGCTCGAACTTTGCTCGCTCTCTCGGGATCTTATGTCGGAGCCCGCTACGACCGGCGACAAACGATGAATTGGTTTGCCAGCCGCGGATCCGCTGATGCGGACACGCTCACTGATATTGTGACTCTTCGTCCCCGATCGCGGGACCTCGTTCGCAATGCGCCGATCGCCACCGGCGCTGTAAACACGGTCGTACAAAATGCCGTCGGGACCGGACTCGCCCTACAGCCTACTCCAGATATCGACATCCTCGGATGGACCGAGGATCAAGCTCACGACTGGGCGCGCCAGGTTGGCCACGAGTTCGAGATGTGGGCTGATTCTCCGGACTGCGATATCACGCGTACCCAGAACTTCTATGAAGTTCAGCGGTTGGTTGTGCGGTCGATGCTCGAAAGCGGCGATGTGATCTCGCTTCTTCCAATGCGCTCGCTAAAGGTTGGCGTTTACAAGACTTGCTTCCAGATCATCGAAGCGGATCGGCTAAGTTCACCCAATGGCGACGGTCAGGCCGCTAAGGATAGCGGTAACGACAACAAGATTTGGGGTGGAGTCGAGGTTGATGGGCAAGGCGCTCCGATCGCGTATCACATCCTGAAGCATCATCCTGGTTCTCTGGATTCCCGCGGATTTGGTCAAGCTGGTCAATATGACCGGATCGCCGCATTCGGTCAGAAGACAGGACGTCGAAATGTGTTGCATATCTTCGATCGTCTTCGTCCAGACCAGAACCGTGGTGTGCCTTATCTCGCGCCGGTCATGGAGTTGTTGAAACAGCTCGATCGGTATACGGAAGCCGAGATCATGGCTGCTGTGCTGACCTCGTTCTACACAATCTTTATCAAAACGGATGCGCCTCAATTCGGAGGCGAACCGAGTTCCGAAACGGCTCCCGGGAAGGTGAAGGACATGGAGATGGGGCCAGGCATGATCAATGCTTTGGCTCCGGGTGAGGAAGTGCAGTTTCCCAACGCCATGCGTCCGAACGCGGGCTTCGATCCCTTCGTCATGAGTATCCTGCGGCAAATCGGCGTCGCGCTAGAGCTTCCATTCGAGATCTTGGTAAAGCACTTCACAGCATCCTATTCCGCTGCTCGCGCAGCTATGTTGGAGGCCTGGAAGTTCTACAAGAATCGACGAAACTTCGTCGCCTCCCGCTTCTGCCAGCCTGTATTTGAAGCGTGGATGGATGAAGCGGTAGCCATCGGCCGTATCAAGGCGCCGGGCTACTTCACAGATCCACTGATGCGCCGTGCCTACCTTCGCGCCGAATGGGTTGGAGACGCTCCTGGTCAGTTGGATCCGCAGAAAGAAGCTGATGCTGCAGCAACCCGCGTGGAAAAAGGGTTCTCGACGGCCAAGAAAGAAACGATGGAGCTAACCGGCCTGAATTGGGACGACGTGCACGCCCAGCGAGTGAAGGAACACCAGTTACGAGTTGCTGCAGGCCTCGAGCCCGCCGTTCTGAATGCTACGGCGAACGAGTTGGTAGGCGGTGGACCTGAAGCCGAGCAGGACGCCGGCAGCGATGCCGAGAAGCCGGAGAATGCCAAATGAGAATAGTGGACATCCTGAACCGGCCGTGGGCCATCCTCGAGAGCAAGTTCGAGACGATGCAGGATATCTATGCTCGCCACGCCGCGGGTGAGCGGATCGACGTTGAGGGATTGAAAGCGGCCGCCGGCGATAGCAAGGACGATGCGAGCGCATACACGGTGCGCGACGGCGTCGCTATCATCCCGATCGAAGGTGTGATCTCGAAGAGGATGAATATGTTCACATTCTTCTCGGGTGGAACGAGCACTCAGGTGTTGCAGCAGCAGATCTCCGACGCCGTAAGCGATTCTGGAGTCCATTCGATCGTTCTCCTGGTTGATTCTCCGGGTGGCGAGGTGGACGGAACCCAAGTCGCTGCAAAGGCAATCGCCGAGGCTAAAAAACCAGTTGTTGCACTCATTGACGGTCTAGGGGCATCAGCGGCGTACTGGCTTGCTTCTCAGGCCGATCAGATCTTCATTACGGACCAGACGACGTGGGTTGGTTCGATAGGCGTAGTCACCGCGCATACCGATCGCAGCAAAGCGAACGAGATGACCGGTCGCAAGGTGACGGAGATCACGGCTGGAAAGTACAAGCGGATTGCATCAGCCCATGCGCCTCTTTCGGACGAGGGTAAGCAATCGCTCCAGGATCAGGTCGATCAGGTTTATTCGGTTTTCGTGGATGCTGTCGCGGCTGGCAGAGGTGTCAGCGCGGAGACCGTTGTTTCCGATATGGCCGATGGTCGCGTCTTCATCGGTCAGCAGGCGATCGACGCCGGTCTGGTCGATGGTGTGTCGGATCTCGACGCAATCATTACCCAGCTGAACGCAGATTTTGCAGCACAGCAACAAAATCCAGGCCAGGCGGCTCGGCTGCCGAAGCCAAACAGAGGAGAAATAAAGATGTTCAAAACGTTTGCAACCGAAGCCGAGTACAACGCCGCCATGACCGCCGAGTTTGAACGAGGTAAGGCCTCGGCGACGACGTCCGCCACAGAGATCGAGAAGATCAAAACCGATGCCGCCGAGGCGGAACGGAAGCGAATTCAATCGATCGAATCAACGCCTCTCGCATCGGCTCACCCGAAAGTGATCGAGACCATGAAGTTTGACGGCAAATCGACATCAGCTGATGCAGCGATGGCAATCCTTTCTGCCGAAGAGAAGGTTCGCGGCGAAAAGGCCAAAGAGATCGCTGAGGATGCCGGAACTGGCGTGGCAGCCAGCGGCGCCGATGCAGGAAAGGAAGCTGAGCAGGCACGCGAACGGGAGAAGGAGAAGGCCTCGAAGGAAGAGGACGAGGATCCGGTCAAGGCGGCCGCGAAGCTCAATGATTACGTTGCTGCCGAGAAGGCGAAGGGGCGAACTGTTTCTCTCGCTCAGGCGTCCGCAGAGCTCAACAAAAAGTAAGCGGGGCGCGGAGCTGCTTCCATAGGGCTCCGCAAAACGCGGCAGTTCAACCAATTCAGACAGGAGAAGCAAGATGGCAAATCCCGGTCTCACCAAGGCCTATATCGCGGATGCGGACATTCAGCCGTATCTCATCCTCAAGGTTGGCTCCGTTGACGGCAACGTCGCGCTCGCCACCGCCGCAACCGACAAGCTGAAGGGCGTGAGCGAAAATGTTCCCGTCGCAGCGGGCCAGACAGTGGATGTGATCCATAGCGGCATCGCAAACGTCGTCGCAGGCGGAACGATCGCCGACGGTGACTGGCTGACTGTCAACGCGTCTTCGCAGGCCATCACGGCTGCACCCGCTACAGGAGCCAATGCCCAGATCATCGGCAAGGCGATGACATCGGCGGTCGCCGGCGACATCTTCCCCGTCTTGATCGAGATGGGACAAAACCAGGGTTAGTAACGGCGCGGACGCGAGTCCAAGCAATTTCTGAAGAAAGAAGGTCGAAACAAGATGCCTCTACCGAGCAATTTCTCCGCGCCGTTCGTCGTCAATCCTGGATTGTCGGCGATCGCAATCGCTTACAAGAACGCTTCGCTTATTGCGGATGACGTTCTTCCGCGTGTCCCTGTGGACACTCCCAGCTTCAATTACAGCCTGTTCAACAAAATGGACAGCTTCACCGTGCCGGATACCAAGGTGGGCCGTACCAGCGATGTCAACCAGGTCGACTATTCGGCAACGCAGGCCACAGCGTCTGTCGAGGATCAGGCGCTCGACGAGGTTGTCCCCAATCGCGACAAGGCGATCGCGCAGGCCTACGGAAATTACATCGATCCGCAGGCTATCGCAACTGAGCAGATCGCCGACTTGCTCGCCCTCAGCCATGAGGTTCGCACCTCCAACCTCGTCTTCAACGCAAACAGCTATGCAACCGCGAATAAGACGACGTTGGCGGGAACCAGCCAGTGGTCGGATTACACAAACTCCGATCCTGCTAGCGCGATCCTAGCAGCCATGGATGGAATGATCATGCGTCCTACCCAGCTGGTGCTTGGCCGGCCAGTGGCCAGCAAGCTGCAGCTTCACCCGAAGATCGTGGCGGCCTGGCATGGAAACGAAGGCCAATACGGCAAGGTTCCACTCTCTTTCCTCGCCGACTATTTCGAGATTCCCGAAGTAGTGGTGGGCGAAGGCTGGGTGAATACCGCGAAGAAGGGTCAAACCCCAAACCTGGTCCGTGTATGGGGCAAGAATGCCGCACTGCTCTACAAGGCTCCCGTATCGGTCAGCACCGATTCGATGACCTTCGGCATCACT